TGAACATGACATCGCAGGTCAGTTCGCAGGTCTTACCGGTCACTGCACCGGACGGCCAGTAGCCGGTATCCTTCGTGCTCTGGGTAGAGACAGACGTGCCCCAATTCACGGTCTGAGTAGTAATACCGCCGAGGAGGGACCATACAGGAGCCGCTTCGGTAGCACCAGTACCATAGTTGATGTAGATTACCCTGCGCTTACCGGATACACCAGTATCGGAGGTAAATGCCGGGTACTTGTCAGCAGAAATAGTAACAGCCATTTCCTATGTCCTTTCTTTTAAATTACTTTTGGTTCAATGTGAAAATAATCTGTACTTCTCCGGATTGCCACACACCGATATCGCTATAGATAGGAAGGTTCACATGCATGGTACCTATCTGAATAGATACGAGATTGTATTCACTTTCGACGAAGGACTTCGCAAGCGCCGTCCAACCGTCGGTCGAAGACAGATAATTCAGCAGCTTATCGAGGATATCGGCAATCTGCTTCCTCCCCCGATAGCTGCTGTAAATCTCAAGATTCATGGACGTGGTCCACAGGGCAGTGTCGTTTGAGTCGGCACAGTCAGCATCAGCAGCGCCGAAAATGCCATAGGTAAACTGTTCCTGCCCTTTGAAATGCATCTGGATCTCGGTCATCGGTACCGCAGAATCGAACCAGTCAATGCCCACTTGGGCATTGCCGTTGAGGGAGGAATACAGCGCTTTCGTCGCCGCCGTAAACGGAGCATTGTAAAGCATCAGAGCACCTCTCCTTCCTGGTTAACTGCAGTAGCCGTGATCTGCAAAAACTTGGGAATTGACTCATCAATCAACTCCACGTTATTGATGAGCCAGGTATACCCATTGTACTTAATCCTCCAGTTGCGGTTCAGTGGGTACTCACTGGAAACGTCACGAATAACGAAATAACGGGTATCTGCCGTGACGTAATCGCCCAGTGTCTGCATGCGGCTCTGGGATTTAATGGTGACCAGTGCCCACAGCTCCGCCGCCGGAGTATAAGTGATTTCAGAGACGCCGCCCAGGTCATCCCGAGCCGGTGTGGACGGCTTCAGAAGAGTTATCTTCTTATCGAATCGGCCCGGGTTGCGCTTAAACATTCAAGCCACCAGATCAAGCAGAAGCCTGGGTAATGGTCTTGAATGCCTTATCGTAGGTGTTGATGTCCTGAGTACGGGAAATAGCACGTACGTCAATGCTGTTAGTGCCGAAGCCGGCAGCCGCAGAGGACGCAATTTCAAGGCCAGGATAAGCAATGTGGTAAATGGCGGAAAGGTCGCCGACAAGTACAGTGTTGTCTGCAATTTCGGTGTTTTCCACATCAAGGATCGGACGGCCTTCAATCTGCTTAATGGTGGAATTGTTGGCGTCACGAACAAGGTAATACCGACCATTCTTATCAGCAGTGTTTGCCAGGGCCGCAAAAGTGGTCTTGTTCATCACGATTGCACAGTTAGCACCTGCAAGAGACGGCAGGGTATTTACTGCGGTCTTGATTGCATCGATGCCGGCTTTGTCGGCAAGGGTGGTCACAGATACCTTGTTGGCAGATGCGACGCCTGCAAGGGCTGCAGCAACAATGTTCTTATTAGCATTGCGCAGGTCCACATAGCCAAGGAGGGTGGAAATAAGAGTAAGCACGTCGGCATTAGCGTCTGCAATCAGTTCGCGAGATACCGGAATGATTACGCCTTTGGACGCCAGCGCAAATTTAACGGCGGTGAATGCAGCCTTTGCTTTTGTGATATCGGTATTCTCATCGAAATCAGTAAATGCGATATTCTGATCATAATCAATAGCCGGAACGGAACCAGCCCGGGTGGTAACAGTAGTAACGGTTGCATAGTTGCGCAGATCGATTGCATCGCCGCCATGTTCCGCAACATCCAGCAGTTCGGTCGGTACCAGAACGCCGCCGTCATCATCTACAGCACCGTTATTGCCAGTAGCAGTAGCGAAGACCTGTTTTGCCTTTTCAACATCGATGCCAAGCAGAATGTCGCGCAGTGCAGCATTGATTTTTCTCTTATCCATTTTTCCTCCAATTTCAGTTACAACAGAAGCCTTTGCGGTCTCTTCGACCTGTTCAGCCTTGCCGAGTTCAATATAAAGAGACTTGATTTTATCGGATTTTTCTGCCGGAACTTCTTTACCGGCATCAGCCAGGTCCTTTATTTCCTTGGACAGGGCCATAATTTCCTGCTTCAGTTCATCACTTTTTCGCATGTCTATACTTCCTTTCTTCATTTTGCAATTCAGTCAATTTCTTTGACCAGTATTTCACGTTCGACTCATATTGGCTGTCGTGGGTCTTCAGATGGTCCCGAAGTTTACGATATGCCGTTAACTCGTCAAATGTAGGAGCCTTAGCTCCCAGCATCGAACGGTAGATGGGCAGCGCACAGCGGAGAATAAGGAGGTCTTCAGCAGCATCGCGGCGGCGGATATATCCACCGCCCAAAGCGTTGATTTCCTTCATCGTCATTTCCCCGAATTCTTTCGGAGTAAGGCGAAGTTCTCCATAGGCCACAGGTTCTACACGTGCGATGAGATCAGCAGCAGTCCTTATCTGTCCGGATTGCCCAGTTCCCGAAGGATTGCCGCCGTTTCTTTTTTTGAGCCGATAATGCCAGACGCCATAATGGCATACGTAACGGCTTCCACGACTCTCTGGATGCCGTATTCATTCACCATATCAACCCACAACTTCTGGAATTCGCTTTCAGGCTTCCCTGCCATAGACGGAGTACCGGCCCTTACGCTTTCCTTGAAGAGTTTGAAAATATCTGTAACCTCCGGAGTAGAATCAGCAAACATTGCAAGTACAGCGATAAGGCTTTTCTTGCTGAGCTGGGGTTCTACCCGGTTCAATGCATTAAATGTAAATTTCAGAGTATACTCTTCACCATTCACTTTCATGGTGTAGGAATTGTTAAGCGATGTATCGCTCATTTTTCATTCCCCTTTCCTCCCTCATTATCGGGAGAATCTCCTAAAGATCCCGTGCCGCCACGCTGCGTCAGCTTATCAGCCATAGCATCACTTGACGGGCTGTACTTGATACTCTTTCGAGCTTCATTGGCGGTAAGGATTCCCGCACCGGTGTATGCACACAGCACGGAAGACTTCGCTTCGGGATCGAGAAAATCAAAAATATCATTCGTACTGTCAAATGTGAAGCCTGCCCCAATCTGTTTCGTGGACAGGAGCTTCGCTGTCAGTTCGGATGCGTAGGCATCGACAATAGGCGCAATGGTAGCACCGTAGAACTGTGCCATCTGAGTCGCAGAGAACGTTCCCATCCCCGTCCCGCCGCCGATGTTAAGCATGACCAGCGGAATGCCGAAAAACGCAGAAATCGACTGGACGTCTGTATTCTTCAGTGCCGAGTAATAAGCCGTCACATCGTTAGCGATGTTATCCGCTTTCATGCCCGCCGGAAGCGGAAGGATGGTATTGTTCGTGTTGGCCAGCAGATCTTGAATCTGTTTCTGCAGTGTCTTCTGCTTGGAGACAGACAGATCGGAAGTGTAGGACAGCACGATGGTGCCGGCGAAACCGTTATGCACGGCGGTCCGCATAGCGCCTTCTACTTCTGCATCCGCATTAAGCGCACCGGATAGGACGTCTATAGCCCTGCGGCCAACGATGCCGTTGACGCTGTGAGCCTTCAGGTGAATCAGTTCTTCCGGGAAAAAAACATACTGGCGCTGGGTAATGGGATCGCGGTACTCATATATGAGCTTGCGGTTACCCTGGAGGAAAGCATCCAGCACCCCCGCATCATCCCAGTAGATTTTCATATAATCCGGATCAAGACGAATCAGCTCCTGCAGCACACCCCCATCCATGCGGATGTAGGCGTAGGCATTCCCTGCCGTTTCCCGGTCCACTTCCATCATGTACCAGAAGTCATGGGCATTAATCCCCGGATAAGGTACAGCGTTCAGCACAGGGGCAAGCGCTGTATTTGCGTAGTACGATGCATCGAACTTCGCACCATACACGCCCCACCGGATCTGGGACAGGTAAGTTGCCAGCAACTTAACGCACGTGGCGAATACAAGATTCCCGTCCGGAGCGACTTTGATAATGCGGCCGGCGCTTACATCACGAATGATTGGACGGTCACGAGCATTACCAGGAGGCCTGTATGCGCTGCCCCGCCAATACGCCTTTATCTTCTCAAACATAGGCACCTCCTATTAAATAAGAGCCATGGTTACAGCATCATACTTAGGCTTTGGCTCTTCTTTCGGTTCCGGTTCTTTAGCGGCCTGTGGTTCTTCCGGTTCTTCCGGCGCAACCGGAGCAGGCGCCGGTTCTTTTGGCTTGGGTTCAGCCTTCGGTTCCTGTTTCATCAGTGCTTTCGCCGCAGAGATAATCATCTCACCCACGTCGACAGCAGCCGCCATGCCATCCGGACGCTGCTGTTTAACGATCTCGATGTTGTCAAAATATTCTTTCGCTTCATCCCCGGTCATCCAGACGTCTCTGACTTCCATCTGTTCGATAACGGACGTATCAGAGCAGTGCTTCTCGATGGCCACGTGCATGGCATTGTCCACAGCCCGAAGCGCCGCAGCTTCAGATTCGAGTTCATGACTATTCCCGACGGCAATAGTCCAGGAATTATGAATCATCAGAATCCCATGGGCCTCCATCTGGATATGGTCACAGGCCAGAGCAATCATAGCAGCCGCAGAACATGCCATGACTTCAATCTTTGCATTGACTTTATGCTTGCACTTATTGATTGCGTTCACCACATTCAGAGCAGACAGTGCAGAACCGCCTGGGGAATTAATGACAAGAGTAACATCGTCATCCACATTTTCGATGGCACTTACAACGTCATTGAGGTAGTAGATGCTTCCGCTAATATTTATCGTTTTCATGTGTTAATCCTTTCTATACATCTGGAGCTGGGTCAGCATGGCTCGCGCCGCATAACTCATATTGTCAGCACCGCTGTAGGCGCCTTCCCTGCTGTCATAACCCGGGGGAATGTACATTGTAAGCACCCACAGGTCCGCTTTAGCCTGAAATGCCGTAGACGATGCATAGATATTGTCGTAATCATCTACCGCATCACGGAGATAGTCATAACCGGAAGTGATAAGCGACTGAATCAGGTCATCATCATCGGCGTATGGAATCCGGAGATAGCTCTTCACCTGGTCTACAGTAATCATTCTTTCACCCCCATCTCTGCCGCCCAGTCATCTACAAGTTCATCACCTGTAGGCCCGCGGCGCGAATCATCGATATATGGTGCAATAAATCCGGTAATCATTGCATCAACAGGATCGATGCGGATATTACTGTCAGCCCGAAGCGTCAACTTCTCCAGACTGTAATAGCCGCTTGGGTTACGGATCAGCACGCTATTAGTTACCGCCCGCTCCCAGATGTCCTCGTGTCCTGCCTCATAAGCGATATTTCCGTTCTTCATCCAATTAGACAAAGCCTCGATGTACTGAGACAGGGATTTCGGGCTCTGGTTCTGCAGGATGAAACAGTCACACATCTGGGACAGTCCATCCTGGACACCTGCAATGTTGTATGGATCTGCGGCAATCGTAACGAAGTGCAGGTCATTTTCCCGTTGCACCTTGGCCAGGTACTGCAGGATCTGCTGCGTATCAATGCTGTCACCTCCGCCGCCATTGCACAGGTACAGTTCCTTGTCTACGTATCCGGCATAAGCGAACTTGTCTTTATCCACATGCTCCTGGAGCCTTCCTGTAGGCATAAAAGAAACCGTATGCACGAACAGCCTGCGCATCGCAGCATGCTCATCATTCTTCACGAGATTTCCTTCAGTATCTGTCCCAACGAATCCCAGGAACGATACCGAAGACAGGTCCATCGTATGAGACAGGTCGATGCCAAGATACCAGTCTTTCCACCCTGCTTTGATACAGTCAGAGAAAGAGTAGGGTACCCCGCATCCGACCATCTGGTCATACGTGCAAAGGCCACGATCTTCGGCGGAGTACCACAGGTTGCATTGCTTCGTCGCAAACGACTGGAGCGTGAACCCTTTCGTTTCAACGGCTGCTTGCGCTTTCGCAGAGTATTTCTTCACCTGGAAGTCCTCCAGCGTGCATCCATCCGGCTTATACAGCAGCACCGGGTTGGCTTTTCCCCACACATGAATATCGGTATAGTCCACAGGCTTCCCAGTGACCACATCCGGATCTGCGAGGAAAAGGAAAAGATTGTCTGGCAGAGCACCGGCATAGAGCGCCTTCCGTTTCCGCAGCCATCCCTTATGGTTGTCAGAGCCGATGTCAAACTGGGCCGTGCTCATGGTCACAAGCAGGGAATCCCTGAAATGGGCCTGGCCATCATTAATCGTCTGGGTGATGATAGGATCACAGAGCATTTCCTCATCGATGACAGCTACTTTATTCGTGAAACCGTCAAGCTGGTTCTTCGCACCGCCGCCAGTCCGAAACAGGTCCATCCGGTTGCCGGTGATCTTCGACTCAGCAAACATAGCCGTCCGGTTGATGTGGGAAAACGTCTCAGCAAGCTGCTTATCGTTATCGATAAACTTCAGGAATTCCTTAAAGCAGATTGCGGCGCTTTGTCCCTTGCAGGAAGCCAGGATGATTTCCTCCTGACGGAAGCGGCTCATTGTCAGCAGATAATGCAGCACCGCAGAGAGCAGGAAACTCTTGCCGTTCCTGCGAGCAATGTAGATATTCGCAATGCTGGTCAAGTACTCCCCATTCGGATGCCGCAGGCCAAAGATACCGCAAAGGATAAACTTCTGTACCGGCCGCGGTTCAAACGGCGCATACTTCCCATCTTCCGTCGTGATGGTCAGCATGTGCAGGAAGTTGAACATTCGTCGCACCGACTTCGCAGCAAATCTATACTTGCCGCAGCCGTACAAGTCCAGAAACCGTTTGAAGCATCTGTATTCGGACTCACCCACCAGGTCCATCTTGTTTCTGGCCTTCAGTGCCTTCACGTAGTCACCCAGAAACTCTTTGAGTGGAGGCGGAATTCGTATTCTATTGATTTCTTTAATCATTATCCGTCTCCAATCGTCTTATTAAACCTGTCGACTCCATCCGCAATTCTGGCCAATGCGGCCTTTCGGTCCGCTTTATACCAGGCATGAATCTCAGCATGGGACTCAGGAGATACCGTTATCACGTTATCCGGGTCAAAAATACGATCCGGGTCACGATCCCGTTCTACGATATGGTGGATAACCACCTTGTCACACCGTCTTACAATGCCAGCACCCATAAGCCAAATGTCATAATCCATGAAATGAAGCCGGATACTATCACGAAAACGACGCAATCTATA